GGGGGATTAGGAGCTGTTAGACAAGCAGAAAGAAAACTAACTAATGCTAATAGAGATACTTTATATCAAGCAAAAGTAAATCCAATAGCAACATTCCCAGGAACTGGAATTGTAGTATTTGGTCAAAAAACACTTCAAACTAAAGCAAGTGCTTTAGATAGAGTAAATGTAAGAAGATTATTAATAACACTTAAAAACTATATTTCACAAATCGCTGACACATTAGTATTTGAACAAAATACAGCAGCTACAAGAAATACATTTTTAAGTCAAGTTAACCCTTATTTAGAATCAGTTCAACAAAGACAAGGTTTATATGCATTTAAAGTTGTAATGGATAATTCAAACAATACACCAGATGTAATTGATAGAAATGAATTAATTGGTGCAGTTTATTTACAACCAACTAAAACAGCTGAATTTATCTATCTAGACTTTAACATTTTACCAACTGGAGCTACTTTCCCGGTATAAAAATGAGAAATAATAATATTTATAACAAAATAAAATAACACAAAAATGGCAGTATTAGATCCTAACGAAATATTTTTCACAGCATTTGAACCAAAGGTAGCCAATAGATTTATATTGTATGTAGATGGTATACCATCGTATATAATTAAAGGAGTTACCGGTATGGGGTTCGCGCAGGATGAAATAATATTAAATCATATAAACACTTATAGAAAAGTAAAAGGTAAATTAAGATGGAATGATTTAACAATGGAATTATTTGATCCAATAACACCTTCAGGAGCTCAAGCTGTAATGGAATGGACAAGATTACACCATGAATCAGTTACTGGTAGAGATGGTTATTCTGATTTTTATAAAAAAGATTTAACAATTGATATTTTAGGTCCTGTAGGAGATATAGTTTCTGAATGGATTATTAAAGGTGCGTTTATTAAAGATGCTTCATTTGGTGATATGAATTGGGATGATGATACAGCTGCAATGAATATTTCATTAACAATTGGAATGGATTATTGCGTATTAAATTTCTAAAAGAAAAATTACATAATTTACATTTAAGCTTGGCATTTGTCAAGCTTTTTTGTATATTATATATGTATAACAAAACTAAGTTATTAAAAAATAAAAATTATGAGTGAAGAAAAATTAAAATTCCCAACAGAACTTGTTGATTTACCTTCAAAAGGTAAAATTTATCCTAAATCCCATCCGTTAGCAACTGGAAAAGTAGAAATGAAGTATATGACTGCTAGAGAAGAAGATATTTTAACTAATCAAAATTATATAGAAAAAGGATTAGTATTAGATAAGTTACTAGAAGCTCTTACTATGAATAAGTTTGATATAAAAGACATACATACAGGAGATAAAAATGCTATTTTTGTAGCAGCTAGAATATTAGGATATGGCTCAGAATATAAGTTTGAATATGCAGGAAAAGAATATACAATTGATTTATCAACTATTGATAATAAACCTTTTGATACTGAAGCATTAACAGATGAGGGTTATGGTACTTTTGAAATGCCTTCAAATGGAACTATAGTAGAATATAAACATTTAACTGAAAAAGATCTTGATACTATTACTCAAGAAGTATTATCATTTTCAAAATTAAGTAAAGCAGCAGCTCCTGAGGTTACTACAAAATTAAAACATCAAATAATGTCAATAGATGGTGATAGTAATAAAAGTGAAATCCGTAAATATGTTGATACTTTTCTTTTAGCTCGTGATTCTAGAGCATTTAGACTTCACATTAAAGATACAGCTCCTGACATAGATTTAAGCTATATAACAGATGAAGGATTAGATATTTCAATTCCTATTACAGTAAATTTTTTCTGGCCCGATCTTTAAGCGAGTTTTCTAATTATCGGGTAAAAGTATTTCACGAAATACACGAAATAGTTTTTCATGGTGGTGGAGGTTATGATTTCCATACTATATATAATATGCCCCTTTGGTTACGTAGATTAACTTTTAATAAAATGAAAGAATTTTTTGATGCTAAAGAAGAAGCACAAAATCCTAAAAAAGAAGGTGATATAGATATGGCAAATCCTAACAAATCTAAAATTCCAAGTAAAAGAACAATATCACCTCCAAGTTATATAACTAAAAAATCGAAGAAATAATAGTTTTCAATATTTATAACAAAATACTATTACATGGGCTTAGAAGGATTAGGTAAAGAAGATTTAAAAAGAGTACTTGATATTAGGGCTGCAATTGGAGATGTAGTATCTCAAATAGCAAAAGGAAATAAAGCGTTAAAAGCACTTAATCAATCATTTGTTGATGTTGGTTCTGAAGCAAGGAAAATTACAGCAGCAGCAAAAGGATTTGCTGAATTACAAGATCAAGCTGCGAAATCTGCAAAAGCAACTACAGCAGCAATTGCGGCAGAATCTAAACAATTAAGTATAGTAAGAACTCTTAATATTGAAATCAACTCTTTAGTTGAAAAATCAATAGGAGCTAATGAAAAAAATGCAAAAGCATTTTTAGATCAAGCTAAACGATTAGGATCTGCAAAAGATAGTGCTCAAACATTAGCAAATGAGTTTGGAAAATTAGCGAAATCATCTTCACAATTAGATAGGAGTACAATGTGGTTTACTGGCTTTTCTGATTTTTTAAAAGATATACCAGGTTTAAGAGCACTTTCAGGACCTTTTCAGGATGCAGCTAAAGCTTCAAGAGAAACTTTAATAGCTAATGCTGAACAAGAGGCTACTCGAGGTCGAATATCAGATCTTATAAGTGAAGATAATGAGTTAGGTAAAGCAGGAGCGTTAGATGGCCGAAAATTAACTTTAGAAAAGTTAAAACAACAGGGGCTTAGTGGTATTACTGGTGAATTGGAAGGTAAAGCAGCAAAGGAAAAATTATTAACAACATTAAAGGCTAATAAAGGAGCTTCAAGTGGTATAGCTGGGTTAAAAGCAGGATTTAAGGGATTAAAAGGTATTATAGGAAAAGCATTTGTTCCTTTACTGATTATACAAACTGTTGTTTCTGCCGTAAAAATGATACTTTCATTAATGTCTAAAGCATCAAAACAAACAGCTAAATTTTCAAATGATTTATTAATTGGTAGAGAAGCA